TTCTTCAATCGTAGTTGATGGTACAACATATTCAACCACTGGAGGTGGTGGAGGTGGTGGCGGAGGCCAACCAGATGCAGACGGAACTGGAGCACCAGGAGGTTCTGGTGGAGGTCCTGGTTCAAACGTAATTAATAGAGCAGGTGGTTTAGGTAACCAAGGTGCTTTTGATCCACCAGAGGGAAACCCGGGTGGGGTAGGAAACGTATCAGGTCAAAATTGTACCGCAGCAGGTGGTGGTGGACATGGAGCAGTAGGTGGTAATCCACCAGATGCAAATACTGGAGGTACTGGTGGTGCAGGAACAGATTTTAGTCCAAGTTTTCCAGGAGCACCAAACTCAGGAGTTTATGCAGGTGGTGGCGGTGGTGGCGCAGGACCTACTGGTGGACCTGGAGGAACTGGTGGTGGAGGAGATGCAACTAGTGGATCACAACCAGGAAGAAATGGTACAACAAATACTGGTGGTGGCGGTGGAGGAACAAAAAATACAGCCTCTCCAGTGCAAGGTGGTAATGGTGGTTCAGGAATAGTTATCGTAAGAGAATTAACAAAAGCAAGTGGTATGTGGTCAATGCAAAGTCAATTTAGTGCTAGGTCTAGTGGAACATGGCCAGTTAAATTATATAATTTAACAGCTGCATTATTAGTTGTAGGTGGTGGCGGTGCTGGAACAGGTGGAGGTATCTCTGGAGGTGGTGGAGGTGGAGCCGGTGGTATGGTTTTTGCTCCAATGTGTACTGCAGCTGTCACAGATTCAGAAACAAATGTAATACCTATTACCATAGGTGCTGGAGGAACTGGACAACCAGGACCTAATGCTGCTGCTGGTGTAGGTGGTTGTACTTATTTTGGTCCTTGTAGTTCATTTTTTGCTATTGGTAAAGGTGGTGGTGGAGGTGCACCGGCTGCTGGTGGATCAAGAGCAGGTAACCCAGGAGGTTCTGGTGGTGGAGGTGGTGAAGGTGGTACAGGAAATCCAAGTCCAGATCCAGCTGGAGGATCAGCAACACAACCAAGTCAACCAGGTATATCTGGTAGTTCAGGTTTTGGAAATCCTGGTGGTACAGGTACTTGTCACGTTTGGTCAGGTGGTGGTGGAGGTGGAGCAGGTGCTGCAGGACAAAATCACCAAGGAAATTATCCAGGCAGTGGTCAAGGTGGAAATGGTGGAGCTGGTAAATCAGTTACACCAATTTTTGGATCTGCACCTCAACCCTTTTATCTACCTAATCAATCTTGCACAGGTAATACTGCTTGTGGTACATTTGCAGGTGGAGCTGGTGGTGGTGGAGAATATTCTCCAGGTGCTGGAGGATCAGGTGGAGCTGGTGGTGGAGGTAAAGGTGGTAGTGGACCTAGTGGAGCTGGTGTTGCAGGTAGACAAAACTCTGGTGGTGGTGGAGGAACTATAGGTTGTGGTGGTGCAACAGGGCCTGGAAAAAATGGTGGGTCTGGTATAGTTCTTGTAAGAGTACCAAATTCTTACTCAGGAACTTTTACAGCATCTCCTTGTACTAACACTATAACTACACAACCGTGTGGAGCTAAAGTTGCTGCATTTACAGTTTCTGGTAATTTGACTATTTCATAATAAATGTTATATTAAGTTCATAAAGATATATGAACCTTAGAAATTATTATTGGTATTTTCAATCAGTTATTCCTTCTCGTATATGTGATGATATTGTAAAATATGGTCAACAATTACAAGATCAAATGGCAGTCACAGGTGGTTATGGTGATGGTAAAAAATTAAACCAAAAACAAATAAAAGATTTAAAAACAAAAAGAGATTCTAATATTGTTTGGATGAACGATAGATGGATTTATAAAGAAATACAACCTTTTGTGCACCAGGCAAATTTAAATGCAGGTTGGAATTTTGATTGGAGTTTTTCTGAGTCTTGCCAGTTTACAAAATATAAAAAAGGTCAATATTATGACTGGCATTGTGATAGTTGGGATAGACCTTATGTAAGAGAAGATGGTGATCCATCAAATGGTAAGATTAGAAAATTATCTGTAACAGTAACATTATCAGATCCAAAAGATTATAAGGGTGGTGAATTAGAGTTTGATTTTAGAAATCTTGATCCAGATAAAAAAAGAAATATACATAAATGTAAAGAAATATTACCTAAAGGATCTTTAGTTGTATTTCCTTCTTTTGTATGGCATAGAGTGTGTCCAGTTAAAAGTGGAGAACGTAACAGTTTGGTGATTTGGAATTTAGGGTTGCCATTTAAATAAAGGAGAATATGAAAAAGAAAAAAACTAAAAAACAAAAGATACAGTCTTTACCAAAACAATTACAATTAGAACAATATTTTGCATCACCTATATGGTGGGCTGATGAACTTAGTTTTGTTGATAAATTAAACAAAGCATCAGATCCTTATATAGAAGCAGCAAAGAAAAATTTAAAACCAACTATTGATGAACGTAATAAAAAGTTTGGTAATAAAGGTGATATGGGTCATGTGTTTCACTCTACATCTTTAATTGATGATCCTAATTTTTTGGAATTACAAAATTACGTAGGTGCAACTGCACATAATTTATTAGGTGAGATGGGTTTTGATTTAACAAACTATCAAGTGTTTATAACAGAATTATGGGTGCAAGAATTTGCACAAAAAGGTGGTGGGTATCATACATTACATACACATTGGAATGGTCACATGTCTGGTTTTTATTTTTTAAAAGCTAGTGAAAGAACATCAATGCCATTATTTGAAGATCCTAGAGCAGGAAATATGATGAATCTTTTACCAGAAAAAGATAAAACAAAAGTAACCTTCGCATCTACACAGATAAATTATAAAGTTAAACCAGGTCGTATGATATTCTTTCCATCATATTTACCACATCAATATGTAACAGATATGGGCTACGAACCATTTAGATTTATACATTGGAATTGTCAGGCCGTACCAAAAGGAGTTTTAAATGTCATTCAAAAAAAATAAATATAGTGTTTTAAAAAGAGCTATCTCAAAAGAGTTAGCAGACTTTGTATATAAATACTTTAAAAATAAAAGAAACGTTGCAAGAGTATTATTTGATTCAAGATATATTTCACCTTTTACAGAGTACTGGGGTGTCTGGAATGATGAACAAGTTCCAAACACTTATTCAAACTATGGTGATACTGCAATGGAAACTTTGTTACAAGAAGTAAAACCTGTTATGGAAAAACATACAGGATTAAAATTATCTGAAACATACTCTTATGCAAGAATATATAAAAACGGAGATGTGCTTGCTAGACACAAAGATAGATACTCATGTGAGATATCCACCACATTAAATCTTGGTGGTGACTCATGGCCAATCTATCTTGATCCAACAGGTAAAGAAGGTCAAGCAGGTGTCAAAGTAGATTTAAAACCAGGAGATATGTTAATCTATTCTGGTTGTGATTTAGAGCACTGGAGAGACGAATTTAAAGGTAAAGACTGTGGTCAAGTATTCTTGCATTACAATAAAGCTAATTCAAAAGCTGCTAAAGAAAACGTATTAGATAAAAGACCTTTACTGGGTTTACCAGCATGGTTTAAAGGTATGAAGTTGACTAATTCTAAAAAATAGTCTATAAAAAAGACTGGTACGGGGGCACCACCACACCACACCCCCGTGCTTTTATTCTGTTAAAT